GTTTGTAGAGATATTAACATTCTCTGGTTTTAAAGTGACTTTAGAAAATGGTAATACATATTTTCCTGGATATCCATTAACAACCTCACGGATTTCAAGATTTACTGGGATGCTAGCATCTTTAGTTGCAAAATAAACATCAACTTTAGTTAAGAATGCTCCACCTTCTTGTTGGACCAAGAATGTTTGAGCCAGTGGGTCATACCAACCAGTGTCAGAAACTACACGCTCAGAAGTTTGTGTAATAGTTTCATTCTGCGAAATTTGCTCAGATACTAAAGTAGCATTCCGTGTAGCAATAAATGTTGCCTGCTTAGTTTCTAAAATTCCTTGGGCATAGTAGTTAGCTCTACCTCTTGAGGTATATTCAAAACTTGCTGCTGTTGATGCATCGCTTAACACGAATGATCTTTGTCCAGTTCTAAAACGAAGATTTTCGGTTTGTGGAATAGCAAATAATAATTGTGCTTCGCCATTGGCGTTAGTAATAATACTATCGCCAGCTACTGCAGTAGTTGATACAGTTCCAACTGTGGCAGAAACCTCACTAATACTACCAGTAATAACTTCAGCAGATTGGAAAGTTCCTTGGATATTAACTACATAAACTGCTCTCGAAGTTATAACTCCAGCATTATTGAATACCTTTTCACTTCCAACAACAATAGCAGTTGCTCCAGAAGTTCCACCAGTAATAATATCACCACGATTTAAACATGTTTGAGTATCTCCAGAAATACGACGAGCTACATTTATTGCATTACCACCAACATTGGTAGTATGGTCAAAATCTACAGCACCAGTAAAGGTTATCTTTGTTGCTGGAGTGCAAAAACTAGAAACATCAACATTATCAAAGAATGGATTAAATTTGGTAGATGGTTTTAATCCTCTTGCTTGAATTAAAATATTTCTTGAACGAATGTATGGGATAACAGCAGTTGAGAGAACTCTATCTTCAACTTGGCGTTTGTCGATTTTAGCAACAACTCTAGTGTTAATACCTGTTCTAGATTGATTAACTTGTTGAGCAAATGTTTCAACAACGATCTCTCTTCTCGCACCTGAGCGAAGGTTTATCTGTCTTGTGCCAGTAGCGACTGGTGTTCCAGTCCACTGAGTTTGCCATGCATTCCAAACAGTTCCGAGAATACCTGCTTTTTCGGCAAGAGTTGCAATAGTATTAAAATCACCCTCTTCATTTTGGATAATATCAGGTCTACGATCAGTCTCAAACCACTCGTCAGAAGAAGGATTGATATCAACATTACCTAAGAATGTGAAGATAGCAAACGGATTAATATTTTCTAATCTTGATGCATATGGCTGTTCAACTAATTTTGGTTGATCAATTACAGGTAAAGTAATTACATCACCATATAACTTATAACCTGCAGTAGTTCTTCCAGCAGTTGTTGTTTGTTTTTCAATTAAATTAACATTCGTCATTGAATAGAATGGACGAAGTTCATTATTTTCCATATCAATGGAGCAAAGATAATCTGAAGAAAGAACATCACCAGTAGAGTGACCAGAAAAATTATCTACGATAAATCCATTTTTAAATCGATTTAATCCAGTAGTTGGGTCAATAATTTCTAAAGACTGAGTTTCTTGCTCTAACAATGATAAAGATGTATAATATTCAAGATTGTCAATACGCTTTTCTAATTTACCAATATCGCGCATTGTGTAACGCTTGTTATCGTGTTTGGTTACGCTAACATTTTCAGATTTAGTTCCAAATGTATATGGTTCTAATTGTATTGTATAAAGAACCATACCAAGCGATGGATCTTCAGGATCGCCAGGATTTAAAGAAGGAACGCCACTAATTTTAAAGAAGTTGCCATTAAAATCTAATGCAATTTTATCAGTTCTTCCCAAATAGTATTGAAAATCTGATTGAATATTAATTCCACGCTTTGGAACTAATGATGTTGACGCACCGCCACCAGTGTATGCAAGACCAGTGTTATCAACTCTTGGTCTAAAATCTATACAATCTCTTAATTGTGTTTGTCCAAATGAAGGAATTTTCTTATAATCGAAATTATTATTATCGATGTAAGAATTTACTGTAAAATAGTCGCCAGTACCATGAGCAAAGTATTCAAATTCTACTCTAACTGGGGCATTCGGAGCAGTAAATGATGGTTTTAACAACAACTTGGCCAAGCCATAAAATGTTTAAGTTTGACCATCATCAAAGGTATAGTGATCGCTAATGTCAGTAGTATAATCTGCTGTAGTAGGCGAGGATCCGAATGCAAATCCAGTAGCTTTCTTAACACTAATAATTCTGTATCCATCGGCAACACCTAATGACAAGACAGGATTAGTTGCCAATGCTTGTGTTGTAAATGTAACAGAAGCATTTGTTAGTGTTTTAGTTTTTTCTGTTGTAGATGCTAAAGTTTTTATAACTGTTCCGATAACAATAAATGCTCTTGAGGCATATGTATCAGGCAATGTAAATGTAACAGAAGATCCTGCTGGAGAAATATTTGATGGATCGACAGAAACAGTTAATCCAGTTGTGTTATCAACTAACTGATAGTTGTCAGTTTCTGCTGCTGAGTCCATTGTTCCAGAACCAGTTGAAACTGTTAATGTACAGAAACCTCCAGAAGCTGAAGATGATGTCCCAGTAAATCTTTCATAAACTGTATATGTTGTTTGATTTGTGTTATCTGCAGCACGAGCAGTTTTGATAGCATAGTATGGAAAATTAAAAATTAAAGTTTCATTGTTTGGCTCTTTAATTTCAGTAGTAACTCTGTCAACAGTAACACCAGTCACTGTTGTTGAAGCATCAACAGTTAAAGAAATTTGAGAAGCAATTGCTGTTACTCTGCGATAAGTTCCACCAAGAGAAATATAATCCCCAACAGTCAAATCAGTTAGAAACGATGTTCCTGTTCCAGTAATTGTTGTACTGGCAGCAGCAGTTACTGATCCAATTAATCTAGTTGTTATTGGAACTATATCTGCTGAAAAACTTGTAACAGTTGTTCCACCAGAGAAGTATATAGATTTTACATTTTGTTTAAAGTCATATCCAGAAACCATTTGAATGTCAAATAAACTTAGTTTATATTGAGCAGCAGTTGTTCCGATAGTTCCATTATGCCATTCTATTAAACGAATTCTAGCTGTTCCAACCAGAGTTCCGACAGCTGTTCCTGGAACAGGACTTGATAAACCAGTCGTAGTAAATTGATTGTATAAATTAACCTTTGCGAAAGTATGAACAGGAGGAGCACTGTTAATAGAATTTACTAATACATAATTACCAACAGTTTGTGGAATAATTGCATTATCTACTTGAACAGTGTGCGAAGCATCGCGAGCTTTGTCAATATAAACATAAGAGGTTGAAACTTTTTCAATTTCATAACCTTGAACATATGCTTTTCCTGGGTCAAGAGCAATAGCCAACTGGTTATCTGAACCAGATAAACTTACACCACGATTGTATTCTGGTGTCTCAGTATATTCCCAATTTACGCCAGTTGATCCAGAACCATCATACGCAGAGCCAGAAGTATGTGTTGGCGGAACACTATTTGCTGATGTTGCAGGATTTTTAGCAGTATAATAATTATTTCCATACTTAACAATATCACCAATTAAATATGCTGTGGCAGTTGTTGTCCATGTTCCACGATTATTATTTCTGGCTTCTCTAACATCAATAGTAAATGGTCGAACATCATAGTTACCAGATTCATCATATGTACGACGAGCAAATGTTTTTTCTAATTCGCTGTATTCTGTAGTTGTAACAAGTCTTTCAATTATTCCTTGTTTAACACGAACTAATTCAATAAAATTTTCATCATCTTCGTCATCTAGTAATTTTTTAATTAAAATTAAATCTATGTGATATCTATGCGCACCAGGAGCAGCATAGTTGAAAGATGTTTGGGCATTATCTAAAAGAGTTTCGTCATCTTCTGGAACAATAACACTTTCAAGAATGTTTAATCCAATACGATATGATGGTGTTGCAGAATATTTACTTAATACTATAATTTGTTTACCACCAGTAACAGGATCTGCGCAGAGAACATAGTGACCATTTACATAATATATTCCACGCTCAATAGAAGCGAGTGATCCTAAACCAGTCGCAGCAGGAGTTCCTGGAATTACATTTGGAATTGCTTGAATTGCGTTTGTACCATCATCAAAAGTAATAACTTCGTTGTCAGCAAAAACTTTAGTTATCTTATTAGTTCCTGAAGAAATATAACGAACATATATTGTTGTTGGGTCGCTAGTAGTTGAACTTACAACATGAATGATTTGTGCTTTTACGCCAGATGCGCTGGTTAAATACTTGCCAGTTGTTGATTGAATAAAAGACTCTGTTACAACACCATCATAGGAAGCAGCTAATTTAACATATTGAACATCAGCATCAACAGAAACTTGACCAGGAATAACCATTGCTCCTTGTTTAAAGAAGTGGTTTCCATTATTGGTAATTTGATTCTGAAGAATTGTTTGTAATTGAGTTAATTCCCTTGCTTGAACTGCAAATGAAGGGCGAAATAAAATGCGATAAAATTTGTTATCCGAATCAAAATCGTCATTATAAGGTTCTGTGTTAAAGTTTAGCATATTTAATTTCTTCTTTTAATGGTTCTAACTATTTAGTTTAGAATCTAATAATAGTTCTAATAGTTACAGTTTCTTGAGCTGAAGGAGTAAATCCAGCTTTGTTGTCAATAAACAGCAAATCTCCAGAGTATTTATCTACAGTTGGAGAATTCACTTCTGCAACACTAAACGATTGATTGTTTATATTTGTCATAACATCAGCTACAGAAGGAGTTACATTATCTACAGATTGGAGTAATGCGGATGTTCCTGTAATAGAAACGATTCTAAATCTTCTTTGAAATACTACACCACCAACTGTTTTTGGTGTAGTTACCAACATATCTTTTGTAAAGTTAGTTAAGTTGATATCATTACTTGAAACAACATAACAGGCAGAACCAAGATTTCCAACGAATCTCTCATCTTCTTGGAAAACTTTAGGATTTTTAATCAAACCAACTTGACGATAATCGTTGTTTACATCAAACCCTTGATTTTTATCTTTAGAAACATTTGAATAAAACATTAATGTTCTTGCAAAAAGTTCAGAGAAAGCGTCGCTACCATGACCACCGAATGGTGATAAAATTGCCCGAGCTGTTGCTGCATATCCGTTACCAGTAATAACGATATTAGCGTAAGTATAATCTGACCCACGATTTGTAATTACTATTTTAGTAATCTTTCCACCAGTAATAACAGCTGTCGCTGCTGCTCCAGTTCCATCACCATTAATTGTAATTGTCGCAGTTCCATAATTGTATCCATTACTAATCATCTGTATGTTATCAATTGTTCCTGCAACAGTAAGTAACTCGTTGTTCGCTTGTAATGAATTAATATTTCCAAGATTAATATCTGGAGTAATTTCTGCATCAGTTCCTGTACCCGAAACTGTAATTGACGCAGCACTATAACCGATACCTGCATCGTCAATTTGAACAGAAGTTATTTCTCCATTTAGATTTGGTAGTGGGATTAATTTTGCTTCAGATTTACTTGACGAGAAGGAAGCAGAAAATAATGTTCCAGTTGTTGTATTAATTGTAATTAGTGGATTAGAGTCATAACCTGCGCCATATCTTAATGAGGCAAGACCTGTAGCTGGTTGACCAACATAAGTAAATCCAGCAGTTCCATTGGTGTATTCAGTTCCAAGAACAGCCCCAGTTGGTCCAGTAGAAGCATGAGTAGTTCCAGCTGTTGTTACTGTATATAATCTGTTAGACACATAGTATTGTTGACCAAGAGATACTACTGTCGACGCAGTCCAAGCTGAACCGATTTGTACTGTTGGAGCTTCTATGTAGTTAGAGCCAGGATTCGTGATTATAATTCTTTTAACACTGCCAGTTGGTGATAAATCTGTTATTGCAGTTGGATGCCCTGTAGCATTATAAACTCTGTGGGTCGTCCCTACTGCACCTGATGAGAGGTTTAATGCAGTACCAGCAATAGCATCAGCATAAGTTGCTGCTAATCTAATTGATGTTGATGATGCTTTAATTACAAAATATGTTGTGTTATCAACCAAACCACCAATCGCAGTTCCGCCAGTCCCTGCTGTATAAACTACTTGATCTCCAGTTGAATACCAATGTGAACCAAGAGTTATTATTTCAGTTCCTGTATCAATAGCAGTGGCAGGATTAAATGTTATTCCAGAATAACTAAATGTAACTGCTGGATTTGAGTTATATCCACTACCAAAAGAAGACATACTAATTTCGCGAACACCACCTAGTAAATTTATGGCAGAAATTCCAGAAGCAGTATATGTTAAACCTGTTGGAGTTCCAACAGTTGTAGCTAAAGTAACACCAGCCTCAGTAGTTAGCGTAAATCCTGTTACGCTTGGTGAGGTTCCAGTAATAGCAGAAATTTTGTAAACAGTACCAGTTGTATAACCAGTAATAGAACCTGTTCCACCAAATACTCCAGTAATTTTTATTCTGTCTCCAATGTCAACTGTTGCAGCGGTGCAAGTAAATTGCCCAGAAGTTCCAGAAATTTGTACACCAGAAATAGTAGTAGAAGTAAAGGAAGGATATGCCGTTGCTGTTGTTCCCAAATATTTTAATGCTGTTGTTCCATTAGAAACTATTCCAACTTTATGCGAAGGGTGAGCACCACCAGATGTTCCTGCTCTAACTACTTCGTAAATATTTCCAGCATATTTAATTTTGCTACCAAGAGCATATGCCGTTGAAGTATTCCAAGTTGCTACAGTTACATATGGGTCAGCAATAGTAATTGTATCACCATCTGCATAACCAACTCCACGACTTGTGATGGTTACGCCTGATAAAAATACAGGATCTGATTCCCTATATCCATCACCAGAAACTGTTATTGTTGCTCCAGTGTATCCAGTTCCAGTGTTGTCAATAATAACATTTTCAATTCCACCAGCTGAATAAAATTGTTGTGTTAGAGCTGTAATAACAGGGATTTGATCATCTGTTAAAAATTTAGTTCTAAGTGCAATTGGCACATTATACATATACTTCCAAATATAACCATCAGATAAAGATATCGGTGCTATTTGTGTTCCGATTGGTTTGGTCGTAGATGGTGCATTATTGTTATTATCTAAACACTTATACACATTGAACTCATCATTTATCACATAAAATTGAGAATCTTCAAGTTTCTGCGCAGTTGAAGGTGCTTTAGATAATACTGCAGTAATAACTGCTCCAGAACCAGCACCGCCACCTGAAATGGTTACAGTTGGTACAGTTGTATAACCAGAACCTTTATTGGTCATTGTTACATCAATAATCTGTCCATTGTATAGTGTAACTATTGCAGTTGCCTGAGTTCCTGTTATTAGGTTTGGCGCTCCGATAGTAATTACTGGTATGGATGTGTATCCTCCGCCACCATTGCTAACATTTAAACCTTGAATTTCTGTTGAATATGTGTCATCGTATATATCATACACTGTTCCTGATGTCCAATCAATTCTAGGAATAACAAATCCTACATCATTTGGCTTGATTTGTTTTAGTGTAATTATTTCATTTCTTGTATCTTTTTCATATTGAACAGAATCAATAGGATAAGGTGGCGAAGTTTCATCTGCCCAAGATAAAGTTTTACCAAGAAAGTAATAATACTTTGATGATCTTGAAACAATCTCTTTATACAATCCTTCAGCAATAGATTTGTGTAAAAGTGTTTTTAAGAGTGAAGAAGTCGCCATGTTTTATCCGTAATTAACTTACTGTGACATTCCAAGTAATAGCAATTGTGTCGCCAGCTGCTTTATTAACTACTGGGAATACTGTACGGCAGAGCATAGTTCCGCCTGATGATGCATTAAATATACCAGCTTCAGTAACAGCACCAGTACCAATAGAGGTTCCGAATGTTGCTGTATATTGTACAGTGTTAGTTACACCAACTACAGTATCAGTTAAAGTTACACGACCACCTTCAGTTCCAAGAGTTGTGTCGCCAGAAACTGCAGCAGCAGTACCAGTACCAATTGCCATATGAGTCATGGAAACTGGAGAGTTTGTTGTTGCTTTAATTTTTTGAGCAATGTGTACTTTACCAGCTGCAGTTACTAAATTTGGAACTTCAAATTCATGGATTGTTTCGCCAGCTGCATTGGTATGAACGACTTTTACTCGTCCTGTTGGTTTTAAATTTTCTTGCATGTTCATTTTAATAAATCTCCTATTGGGGTTAATTAACTATGACTCAACAGGAAATGTTGAATCGATAGTATTATCGTAAATAATGGGGGTAACAGCAAAATAGCCACCCTCACTATATGGTTCTCTAGCTACATATCCATCTGTAGTTACTGTTCCGATACTAGTATCCTCTAGATATTTAGTCATATCCAGACCAACAGTCTCCACCATGGTGGGTAAATCTGTCAACTCTTTATTTACTACTCTGATTAGATCACTATCGATTGGCGTATCTATTACTGAAGCCAACGATTTGGTAGTTAAGTGAGTCCAGTCTGTGTCATTTGGTGTGCTTATTGCCGAAGCCAACGATTTGGTAGTTAAGTGAGTCCAGTCTGTGTCATCTGGTGCTACACTATCGGCTAACACTTTACTGATAATTTGAGTTAGTGCTTCTAAGATAATAGATTCATCAAATAAGGACTTACTAAACACCATGGATTTTTGTGAGTCCAACAGAACTGTTGAATCTGTAAATTGTAATGCCAAACTTTTAACTAGAGATTGTAAATCAATTTCTATATCAAAATTATTTTGAATTTCAAACTCACCAAATAGTGCTGTTCCTGCTGGATGAACCATTGTTTTTACAGCAGTTTTGTAAGAATCTAATCTCTCATCAAGTTTTAAAACATACGAAAATGCCTGATAGTATTTACTATCTTGAATAAAAATTGCATCGTCTAGAAATCCATCATTGCTAGAATAATATCCTGGATATTTGGCTAAAGAGCCCAATGAAATTTTAAAAATAGCATCTTGTAATGAGGAAACTTGAACACCTTGACTTGACTGTGTTGCGAATTCTCTAAGAAGATCGCCAGCGTAAGTTCCATCCCAATATGATGGAGTTGTATAGGTTACCATGTTAATGTAACCCTGCTCTCCCAATCCACGAGTAATATCAGTAACTGCTATGTTTCCAGCTGTTATTAATGTATTTGATAATAATGCTTCGTTTGTACTTGTATAATAATCATTTGTAGCATTTACGCTAATAGAAAAGTCTGTACCATAACCGATACCAAATTTAATAAACTCTGCAGATAAAATTTTTCCGTTTGCGCCAACACGAGTAACTTTGACGATAGATCTAACACCAGATCCAGTTTTCAATTCAAATAACTGGCCAAGACGAAACCCCTCGCCTGCTTGAGTTATTTCTAATTTGGAAGTAGTAGATACGATTTTTCCAAGAAAAATATCTTTGTATCGTATTTCATCACCAACTTCAATTTCTCCAAAGTATTTTCTATCAATAAAAAATTCGAATGTATCAGCACTTAATTGCACTACACGAGCAATTTCAACTTCAACATATTGTCTTCTGTCGATTAAAAGTTTGAATGTTTTATTTGGCTTAATTACATCAACTAATTTTCCATCAATGTCTGATGGATTGCCAAGAGTTACATTTACGAAAATAGAAACATCTTGTTGCCAACGACCATCGGACGCTCTAAGCATCTGTCGACCTGGATAACTTACTGTAACATTTTTATTGTATAGTAATCTAAACAATAATTTAAATGAACCCTCAGATCCTTTGGCAAGATATTGGTCTTTAATATGTTGAAGTAAAAATCTCTCATCAACAGTAATTTCTGCTGGGAGATTTATTGCTAATTCTTTTTTAAAGTATTTGATAAAACTATCAATAGTTGTATCTAAATCTCTTAATGTTTTTAAATCAACACCTTGATTGTCCAAATATTCATAGTATGCCTCAACGAAAGCAATGAATGTTGGATAATCAGACCTGACAAAGTCAGGTAACTGATTTGGTACCAGAGAAGAAGTATTAATTCGCATTATGGTCTAATTGGAGTAAATGTATAGTTAAATCCAGCAGCAAGATCGCCTGCTGCAGCTCTATCTTGAACTACATTTACTGTTAGATGATCCCGAGCAATTTCAGCAACTTGATGCAATGCTGAAACAACATCATTCGCTTGTGGCTTCATCGATATTTCGAAATCAATATCAGCTAAATCTGTTATATGTAAATTACTAATTTCTATATAACCTCTGTCATAATCAACAAACCCAATTGCTGGATTTACAATAAACTTTTGGAAATTTGTATCTAGTGTATACAATCTCATCAATCCTTGACCATCATCGTCAATGTAGTGTACTACATCGCTGTCCTTAATAAAGAATCCAGTCGAATAGATAGCACCTTCGGCAATACCTGAATTGTATAGTGGATTGATAACATTAAGAACATACTGAGCAGAAACATTGTACTTAACAATTAATTTTCTGCGAAGAAGAACTGTCATTGTTGTACTAACTATTGACGGATCTGAAGAATCAATCAATCGACTAAGTTTAGACTGTCTAAACACACCTTCAAATTTTCTTAGATCGTTATCGTCGTAATCAAATACTGTATTAGTGATAATTGTTTTTAATTCACTCTCAGTTTTGGTCGACTCCATAGGATTATAGTATGATGTAATATTCAAAGAAATTTCAATATACTCTGGATCTACTATTTCTGGTGTAACTGACACCATATTCTTACTTTGTAGAATAGTATTTAAAATATAAGTTTTCTGCAGATTAGTTAATTTTGTTGCATCTATTGGGCGAACACAAATGTATACTTTACCATATGTTGCTGGAATATTATTTTCCCCACCCCAAACTGACACAGAGTTAGACTCTGGGAAGTTTGCTAAAATTAATGCCTTATAATCTTCAGGTGTTACCGCACGATTTTGTGCAGCATACATTCTTGGAGCGTTATACTTAATGCTGTCGATATCTTCTGCTGGTGCGCCACCAGTCGCAATAGTTTTACCCGATACAGATATGCTACCACCAAGAAGTGGAGTTCCATTATAGTTAAACAATCTTGCTCCGTTTGCTCCATCTAATCCTGAAACAAAGTAATCAATGATAACAATATTTCCTGGACTTAATGCTTTACCTAAAATATCGTCGCCGAAAGTTATCTCGTGCAATCCACCCTCAACTTCTTTAATGAAGAATGCTTTGGTAGTTGCGGTTAAACCACTAACAATATTATTCACATAAGTGTATGTTGAAAAATTTGCAGAAGAAACAGATTCTTGAACAGTTACACGAATTGTTGACACATCAACATTTGGATTAGGAATAATATATTTTGTTCCAGAACCAACAGTATATTTAAACTGTAAAGGTGTTCCTTCAACTAATTCAACACCTGAAAAAATGTAACCATTAACTCCATTGCTGGTTGTATACGATCCAAGATTAAAGAATGTATAATTAATTCCATCTAATGTTGTTTCGAATGATTGGTATGCTGGTAAAGTTGCAACAGTTGGAGTTGATGTTGGATTTACAATTCTAACATCAACAATGGCTCTGGCGCAACGAGCAGATCTAGGAACATAGCCAAGCGATTTAGCGAGAGATACTACGCTGGCTCTTTTACTTGCAGAATCCAAAAATGATTCATTAACAGCAAGGTTTGTATATAGATTATTATAATGAGTATTATAAGCAAGAACATCTAACAGAACTGATAATCCTGATCCATCAAAATCGTAGTCTTTAAACTGATCTTGCCCTCTAAGGAACTCTTTTAAGTTGTCTTTAATTTGATCGAAATCTAATTCCGATACATCTATTCTTCTATTTGTTTGTGCCATTATCGTGTTCTCTCTAACACTAAATTAAGGATTTGTGGAGTTTGTGTGTTTAAAATTGTAAACGCAATAGTAACATCCATACTATTTTCATCCAGATTAAGTTCAACTATAACATCA